ACCTCATGCTGGTCCAGGAACATTACAGGCAGATCACGCACAGGGGCACAGGGGCGACTTTGAAGGTGGTTGCGGCAGATAGTGAGACCGTCGGCGGAAAGAAGGCTACGGGCATCCTTGTGGACGAACTGTGGTTGTTTGGTAAGCGTCCCAAAGCAGAAAACATGCTCCGGGAAGCTTGCGGGGGTCTTGCTTCACGTCCTGAAGGCTTTGTCATCTACCTGTCCACGCAGTCAGATGAAGCGCCAGCAGGTGTCTTCAAACAGAAATTGGACTACGCCAGGGGAGTTCGTGACGGAAAGATTGACGACAACTGCTTCCTCCCGGTGATTTATGAGTTCCCCGACGCCATCCTGAAGGCGAAAAAGCACCTCAATACCAAATATTTCTACGTGACGAATCCGAATCTTGGGGCCTCAGTCGATGAGAAGTTCATCTCCCGCGAGTTCAAGAAGGCCGAGAACGATGGAGCGGAGTCAATGCAGGGCTTTCTTGCCAAGCACCTTAATGTAGAGATGGGGCTTTCCCTGAAATCGCAACGCTGGGCAGGTGCCGACTTCTGGGAAGCGGCGGCGGGCAAGGTCACGCTTGAACTGATCCTTGAGAAGTCCGATGTGGCTGTGGTCGGGATTGATGGCGGCGGGCTTGATGACCTTTTAGGCTTGGCAGTTTTGGGGCGTGATGCTGAAAGCGGGGATTGGCTGTTGTGGACTCGTGCATGGTGCAATCCGATTGCCCTCAAGCGTCGTAAGTCAGAAGCTCCGAAGTACAGAGACTTTGAGCGTGACGGGGACCTGATTATAGTCAAGGAGATCGGGCAGGACATACAAGAGGTCGGCGATATTGTGAGGCAGTGCGATGCCTCTGGCCTCCTTGACCGAATCGGAGTTGACCAGGCCGGAATAGGAGCCATTGTTGACGAGATAGAACAGGGCGACGAGGCAGGAGAAGGGGCTATTGAACATGACCGGATAGTGGGAATCCCACAAGGTTGGCGACTGAATGGGGCAATCAAGACTACTGAGCGCAAGGTTGCAGAGAAAACCCTAATACATAGTGGATCTGCACTGATGAATTGGTGTGTAGGTAATGCAAGAGTGGAACCAAGAGGGAATGCAATATCAATCACTAAACAGGCAAGCGGAACCGGAAAGATTGACCCACTAATGGCTGTTTTTAACTGCGTTTCATTAATGGCGATGAACCCGGAAGCAAGAAGGCAAGAATCTGCGTATAAAGGCTTGACTAAAGAAGAAATTTTAAAAGGCATGGCATTTTAATAAAAAAGGGGTTGAAATGATTATAGAAAACAGACAAGTAAAAGAATTAATTCCATCTATAAAAAATATAAAAAAACATCCTCCCAAGCAAATTAATAAAATAGCTGAATCGATAAGACAGTTTGGCTTTAATAATCCGTTATTATCGACTAATTTGACAACTGTTAAAAAATATTACAGGTACTGTAAAAAAACTTGACAACTGTTAAAAAATATTACAGTATACTGTTAAAAAACATTACACCTGCTTAAAAAAAGGCGATAAAGTTGGTGAAAATCGTAAAAAAAACAGCAAATTTGATTAAATCTCTCTTGTTAGGAGCTTGCAAAGTTCTTGATATTAGGGATATTCTTGTCTATGGCGGCCTGTATTCTTTTGGCTATGGCCTGTGGCTGTTGCGCCCGTGGCTTGGCTTTGCGGTTCCCGGCCTCCTGTTATTTCTCCTTGGCCTTCTCTGGCCTGTCTTTCTCAGCTTTACAGCAAGGGGGCGTAAGTAATGGGCCTAATGTCCTCACTTGAAAAACGCTCGAACCTCGCCACCCCTGAAAAGTGGTTGGTGGATTGGTTCTCCGGCGGGATCGAAACAAGCGCCGGGGTCAGCGTTACCTCCGCGTCAGCAATGAATTTTGTGGCTGTTTACTCCTGTATTGACATTCTTTCTCGTACAGTCGGGAGCCTTCCTCTGTATTTGTACCGCAGATTACCCGAAGGCGGCAAGGAATTAGCACGAAAGCACCCCCTTTTCCGGCTTATGAGGCGACAGCCTAACCCCGAAATGACGGCTATGAGATACCGCACCACGCTTCAAGGACACCTTGCGTCATGGGGTAATGCTTATTCGTTCATAGATTGGGGCGGCAATGGCTACCCGAAAGCCTTATGGCCGCTCAGACCTGACCGGGTTGGCGTTACAAGAAAAGATGCAAGGCTCGAATATAAGTACACGCCGGAGAATGGTCAGGCGTTCCCAGTCCCCAACGGGTATATGCTCCATATCCCCGGCTTTGGCTATGATGGGGTCACGGGATACTCCCCGATTACCCTGGCACGGGAAGCGATCGGGCTCGGCATGGCTGCCGATGAGTTTGGGGCGCGGTACTTTGGAAGCGGAACACACCCCGGAATAATTATACAGCACCCCAAGGAAATAGACCCAAAAGTGAAAGCCGACCTTAAATCTGCCCTAAAAGAAACCTACAGCGGCCTCGGAAAGTCTCACAGAATGATGCTGCTCGAAGATGGAATGGAAGCCAAGAGCATTGTAATCAATCCGACAGACTCACAATTTTTGGAAACCCGCAAATTCCAGATCAATGAAATATGCCGGATGTATCACATTCCTCCGCACATGCTGGCAGATGTAGAGAAGTCAACCTCATGGGGTTCGGGAATAGAAGAGCAGAACATGGGGTTTTTAACCCACACTATGCGGCCCTGGTTTGTCCTTTGGGAAGAGGAATTGAGCCGGGTACTTCTTCTCGATAGCGAGAAAGACGAATACTTTTTTGAGTTTGACATGATGGCCCTGCTCCGTGGCGATTCCGTGAAACGGTGGACGGCCTACATCATGGGTAAACGTAACGGAATCTTGAACGCCGACGAGATCAGAGGATGGGAAAATCTCAACCCGATACCTGACGGGCTCGGCGAGGAATACATTGTTGAAAAGAACATGATCGGCCTGTCTGACCTGGGGGCCGATGTTGTGCCGCAGGAGACACCGAATGAAACCTGATTACGAGAAGGCGGTCAAGCCTAAATACGAGACACGCAAGGATGACAAGAAGAAAAAGGGGAATGGCCATGAAAAACCGAAAAAATGAGATTGAGCGTAGAAACTTTCCCGTTGAAGAGCTCCGGGCGATTACCGATGAAGAAGGCTTGCGTCATATCTCCGGGTATGCCGCAGTGTTCAATTCACTATCTGAAGACCTCGGATATTTCCGGGAAAAGATCGACCCCGGCGCGTTCTCGGAGACAATCAACGCCGACGATGTCCGCGCCCTGAAAAATCACAACTCAGATTATGTGCTCGGAAGGAATAAAAGCGGAACACTGACCCTCTCCGAAGATCAAAGGGGCCTGAAAATAGACATACAACCACCTGACGCACAGTGGGCGCGTGATCTTATGGTGTCGATTGACCGTGGCGACATAGATCAAATGTCCTTTGGCTTCCAAACAGTGGCGGATAGATGGGAAATCGTGGACGAAAAAGAGGTTAGAACCCTCATGAAAGTACGCCTTTTCGATGTCTCGCCGGTCACATTCCCGGCCTATCCCGATACGGAAGTCGGATTGAGATCCCTGGAAGAGTACCGGAAGACGCAGGAAGAGGAAAATGAAGGCAATAAGGCGGATAAAGACCTGATCGGCCTGAGCATACGCAGGAAAAGACTAAAAATAAAAGAAAGGGAAATGGAGGACTAAGCTATGAATGAAAGAATTAGAGAGCTCCTTGCGGAGCGGGCAAAGGTCGTGGCCGATCAGAGAGCGATGCTTGACAAAGCAGAAGAAGAGAAGCGTGATCTGTCGGCTGACGAAAACATCAACTACGAGAACATGGACAAGGATGTTGACAAACTGACCCGGAACATCGAGCGAGAAAAGACGCTGGAGGCGCGGGAAAAAGAAATCAAAAGCCTTGCCGATAATTTTAAACCGGACCCCGGAGATAAAAAGCCTGATGAGGTTCGCACCTTGGAATACCGTGGACAGAAAATCACATTACCGGCAAATACTGACATCCAGAACAGGGCATGGAATACCTTCCTGTCCCGTGGAATAGGAGCTGTCGGTGTCGATGAGATGAGAGCATTACAGGCAGATGCGGACATTTACGGTGGGTTCCTGGTTGCCCCTCAACAGTTTGTCCTTAAGCTGATTCAGGCGATGGATAACGAGGTCTTTATCCGTGGCATGGCAACCGTTTATCCCGTGACAAAAGCCGAGTCCCTGGGCGCTCCGTCGATGGATACCGACATTGCAGATCCGACATGGACCGCTGAAATCAAGACCGGAACGGAAGACAGCTCCCTTGCTTTCGGAAAACGGGAACTGAACCCTCATCCCCTGGCGAAACTTATCAAGATTTCAGAGAAGCTGCTTCGGGTCTCCGCGATGGACGTTGAAAGTCTTGTGACAGCTCGTCTTGCCTATACGCACGGTATAACCGCAGAAAACGCATACCTCAACGGTTCAGGCTCCGGCCAGCCGATGGGAGTTTTTACGGCGGCCACTACGGGCTTTGGTATCAGCACAGGGCGCGATGTTTCCACCGGCAATACCAACACAGCATTCACCACTGACGGCCTGATGGAGGCTCTTTACAATCTTAAAGGGCAATACCACGCAAAGGCGACATGGATCTTTCACCGCGACGCAATCAAGAAGCTGAGGAAGCTGAAAGATGGCGAAGGTCAGTATATCTGGAATCCCGACATCAAAGGCGGGCAGCCTGACTCAGTTCTGGGGCGGCCTTACAAGATGTCGGAATACTGCCCTAACACCTTCACGTCTGGGAAATATGTCGGGATCATTGGCGACTTCTCGAACTACTGGATAGCCGATGCTCTGAGCATGAGAATCCAGCGCCTCAATGAGCTTTACGCGGCCACGAATCAGGTCGGGTTTATTAGCCGTATGGAATCTGATGGAATGCCAGTTTTGGAAGAGGCGTTCTCCCGCGTGACCTTGACATAACATCAACATGGAGGGGTGAAATATCCCCGCCTTTACCAAAAAATTAAGGAGGTAGAAGGACATGAACCTTTTGAAGAACGTAAAAATTGACCAGATACTTGGTTATTTCGCAGCGGGACAGGTCGCCAAGACGACCGATATAATCGACATGCAGGGTTATGAGGGATGTCTGTTTATCGCTGAATTTGGAACCATTATCGAAAACGGGACAATCAATGT